ATGCCCAGTATGTTCGCTCGAAGCGCCGCATACGCCCCGCTCACCATCCCGATTCCTGAGATCACGGAAGGCGTCAGCAGGCCTATTGCGCCCAAGGCAGCGGCCAGGGTCCCCAGTGCAAACGCCAGCCCTGCGATCACCCCGAGCGCGATCACGGCGACCCGGACGAGCGCCTGGTGTTTTTCAGCGAACTTGGTGAACCAGACCGCTCCGGCGCCGATCGCCTCATACAGCCGGATCATCACCGGGATGAGCTGCTTTCCGATCGCCTCAACGAGATTGTGCACCTGTTGCCACATCAATGCGCGGGAGTCGCCCACGTTGTTCATGGCCTTGGCCATGCTTTCCGTGAACCCGCTCCCCTGCCGCGTGGCAGCGGAAAGTCCCCGGGTGTTTTCAGTGAGCGCGCCGATCTTGCCATAGAGAAGGTCGATGACCGCGACCGCCTCCTGCGTGCCGAATGCCTTCTGGATCTCCATTTTCTCCATTGCATCGAGCGTGTCGCCGTACTTGCCTCTCAGCTTGGTCAGGATCTCGGGCATGGAAAGGAGCTGATTGTTTGCGTCCGTAAATGAGAGCTTCAGCTTGTCGCCCGCGCCCGCCGCGGCCTGCATCAAGGCCTTATACTTCGTGCCCGCCTCGGATCCGCTCATGGTGGCCTGGAGCATGCCGAGAATGGCCAATTGTTCTTCGAGCGGCACTTTGGCGGTTGTTGCCGTTGCTCCCAGGGTCGAAATGGCCTGCGCCATGCCCGACCCGGTGGTCTTGAACGCCTGCACGCTTGCCGCGATCCCCGCGGAAAACACCTCTCCAAATTGCATGTCCGAGAGGTTGCCGTACATATCCTTGTAAATGCCGTAGCCCGTGGCGAAGAGACTCGTCATTTCGGCAGTCGTGCTCTTGGTCGCCTTTCCGGTGATGGCCGCGAGCTTCGTGAACTCGGCCACGCCCTCATCCGTCAGGGAGGAGATGCCGCTCTTGATGTCATACGCCGCGCTTATGAATTGCGACTTGCTTGTCCCGGCCCACTGGTTTGAGAACTGAGCGCCCGCCCGCTCAAGGGCGCTCAGGTCTTTCACTCCGACCGAGGCAAGCTCCCCCAGGGCCTTCTGCGTCGCCTCCGTGGCCCCCACGGCTCCACCGAGCATGTGAAGCATCAGTGCCCCGGCCGTGGCCACCCGGATCCCATAGGTCTTGAACTTGTCGAAAGCCGGCCCCAGGCTTGCCGCCTTGCCTTTCAGGGTGTCCATCGAGTGCGCGATCCTGCCCGCAGGGCCGCTCACCTTGTCCAGAACGGAAAGGAAGATCCCCAGCTTGAAGATGCTCTCCATTGACTTTTTCGCCCCCTATGGATATGATCCGCACATGGAAACGTTGCAATTCATAATTGAGGCAGGGCTCGGCATCGTCATCGCCGTCTTCATCTCGGCAGTGACAATCGCCGCGGTATGGTCCGCCATCGATGCGGCAGCCGGCCTTTTCTGCGGGCTTACTTCTTGCCTCCGAAAGCCTTCGCAATAGCCGCAGCCATCGCCGAAATCGTTCTTTCCTCCACCCATACCGCCTCCACGTATTGCTCCATCAACCGGTCGATCTCTTCCGCGGGCTCCCTGTTCAGGTAGTGCCTCACCATAAGCTCCGCCTGGCGGAAGAAGCTCTTGTCAAGCTCTTCCCGGAGCCCTATAACTTTTTTACTTCGAACTCCGCGTTGAGGCCCACGGCGTTCTGGAGCGCATTGCTGAGCGCAACCATCAGCCCCGGCTTTTCGTCCACCATGCCCTTGATCTCATCCCGGCCGGGATGGATGGCCAGGTCGTAGATGAGATTCTGCGCCGCGCTCGCCAGCTTCTGCTTTGCAGCTAAAGTCAGGTACCGGTTCATGTCCGACTTTCCCGGCTTCCTGAAGTAGTAGACGTGTCCTTCCTCGCTCGTCAGCTCCAGCACCTCGCTGCCGCTCTCCTTTGCCTCGATCACCGCTTGGGGTAACGTCATTGCAATCCTCTCTTTCTTTCCACTGGAAATTGGACATTCTTCATTGGACATTGGACATTCGCTTACGCGTACG